TTTCCTAATGTGATTGCGTCATCTTGAATTTCTGCTGTAGCTACCCCTAAATCTTTAATTGTTATTGCACCAGAACTAGCAGCAAAGTTATCTGAACTAAATGATGCAGCTCCTTTAGCAGATGTAGAAGCATCAGCTAAATTAAGTGTAACATCTCCAGAAGACCCACCACCTGTTAAATTTGTACCAGCTGTAACCGCTGTAATATCTCCAACTGTAGGTGTTTGGAAAGTCGGTATTGCTCCAGCTCCCGCTGAAGTTAGAACTTGTCCAGAAGTTCCTGTTGCTACTGCAACTGGGTTTCCAGATGTATCGTATGAAATAATATTTCCATCTGTTCCTGGGGCCATCTTAGCTAGTGTCACAGAATCATCGGCTAATCTTGCGGAAGCCACTGATCCAGTTGCTAAATTTGATGCATTAAGATCTGTTAATGCTGAACCATTTGCTGCTGGTAATGTTGCTGGGAATCTTGCGTCAGGTATTGTTCCTGAAGTTAATTGTGTTGCGTTTAAAGCTGTTAAGTTACTTCCATTGTTTGCAACAATGTTTCCACTTGAATCTAGGATAACAGATTTGGATGCAGGTAAAGTTACAAATACATTTTTTGTTCCTGCAGCAAAGTCTACTGCACTATCAGAATTTGATGATGAAATAATAGTAGTTCTAGCTAAAGTGCCAGCTCCTACTGTTCCTAATCCAACTTCAAATTCACCGTTAGTAGTGTTTACAATTGCATAATAAGTTGTATTTGCATTTCCAATAGCTGATGAAAAAGTTTCAAATCCTGTTACTGCTCCTGCAAGAGTAAGTGTACCTGTACCAGTAGTGGTAGAGGTTTCTTTAACTCTATCATTTACGACTAATGCCATTTATTTCTCCTTAACCAGATATTCTTAATATAGCTGCTGCTGTAGTAAATGCTGGAAACTGTACTGTGAAAGTTCCCGACGTAGCTGTTTTATCTGCTCCAAAATCTAAAACCGCAACTGCTGCATTTGTAACTGCAGAAGATGTGTTATAAATTAATGCACCTCTAGCTGTCAACGTTACACCAGTAAATGATAAATCTGCAAAGTCAACAATTGCAACACCTGATGCAATTGAAGTATTTTGACCTGCTAATGGATCACCACCTGCTGCGTAAGTACCTGTGTTAGCTACTTCGTTAGTTGAAGCGTACGCAGTTGTTGTTGAGTTTAGAGTTGCTGAAGAAGTATAAAGAGCTAGTTTAAAAACATCACCACTAGATGAAGAAAAATTTTGATCCCCTTCTAATAATTGTTTCTTAAATGCATTTGCAATCGCTTGTGTTATAGCCATAATTTATCTCCTATTTTTTATTTTCGCCGACTCGAGGAACACCTGATTGATATTCATCTCGTCTTCTTCTTCCCATTTGTTCTATAGAGAAGCCTTCAACCACCTGTTTATACTTTCCTTCGTATAATTGCAAGAGATCATTAGGCCCTTTTAAAAAAGAAAATGCTTCAATTAAGCACGCATATAAAAGTCCATTGGGAAAATTTGTACTTAAATATGTAGTCGTATTTGTAGCAGATAAACCAGGGTCTTTCAAGATATAGTTTAACTGAATTTCATAAGTGGCATCTGGTGTAGGTGCTACTACAATTTTATCTTGGTCCCATAAACTGTAATATTTAGGAACTCCTGTAGCCCCAGTAGGGTTATATTCGGACATAAAACTTGTGTCCCTATAATCTAAAAAATCTCTATTATCTGGTTGTGAACTTCCATCAGAATCTACTATTTGAGCAGATCTTACAATTAGTAAACCTGCGGGTCTATTTATAAATCTATCTGAAGTGACTAAATTAGCTGTTGCATATCTTCTATTATTATCAGAATCTATATCTCTAAATATTCTAAATTCAGCATTATTAATAATGCCATCAAGAATAGTAGATGTTAAAACATTACTATCTACTTCTGTGTAGTCTCTAATTTTTGTACTAATTCTGCGTATGTCATTATGCTTGTAGGTTAACAGGTCCTGCTGTATTGCTATCTCCGCCTCCATTAATATTTCCACTTGTTGCTGTATCACTACTTTGAAAGTAATAATAGTTTGTAGTATCTGATACTATACCACTAGAATTTATTTTGCCAACTATAACTGTAAAACCACTTGCATTACTAATATCGGTTACATCATCAAAAGAAGGTACATTAGTAAAACCAGTTGCATCAGTTGCACCTCTAAATCTAACTATATCTCCAGTTGATCTATTATGATCAGGTGAAAAAACATTTATATAAGTATTGCCCGCATACTTAATTGTTTCAAACGGATTTGTTTGTAATAAAATTAAAACAGGGGGTTCAGTTCTTGCGGGTCTTGCATACTGTAAACCTTGTGGATCAGCAACTGTTGGTTTTGGTTCTAATTGTGGTTGCTTAGGTTCAAATTCTGAAACATGTACACGTGAACCATTCCATTCAACAACCATTTCACTATACGGAAATGCCATACCTGAACGGTCTGAAATAAATTGTGCATATTTTCCGTTAGATAAATTAGACATTTGGGTAATAAGATTTTGGGGTTATAAATGTACTTGAAGAAGAACCATCTTCTTCTAGAGCTCTTTTTAATTCATCTTCATAAAGTAATTTCATTTGTTGAACTAATTCTGGTTTAAATTTTTGTGATAGATAATATGCAAGTCCCGATACCATACAAGGTACAAATCTATAAGGTACATCTGCATTATTAGAATAGGCCCCTGCATCCTGAATCCGGCTTACATAATAATAGTTTAAAAAGTTTCCGGCTTCAGTGGATCCTGGAGTTAAATATAAAGTAATCGTTACTTTATCTATAAATCTTTGTACAAAATATTGTGTTGGAGTTCCAGTATCTGTTTTAGAAGATAGACCTTGATAAAGTGATCTGTTAATTTTAGTTAAAGAAAAATCTACAGCAGAAGAATTTCTATAAACCGCTTCTAAAATATCATCAACACCATACACTGCTGTTGCATCTGATGTACCATCTGTTGCTGATCTATACATTGTATATTCTGCTTGACCATCAACTAATGTAATTGAATTATTTTTTACTTCCCAAAAATGCAAACCTCTATTGCCCCATTCTTGAAACATTATATTCAAAGAACGTCTAGCTGTTTTTATATCATTACCTGAATAATCAAATCTGCCTATTCTTTCATAAGCTTCAGTAATTACATCATCAATATAAAAACCTGATTCAAAGGTTGTAGTTCCTGAAGTTGCCATTCAGCCTCCTACTTATCTATAAGTAATGTTGCGCCTGCAATATTTGTAATAGTAGAAACTTTCATTCCTCCGGGAAATAATATTCCATCTTCTGGAATATTAAACGCAAAGACATCTCCTGTTGGACAGTCTCCTTGGAATAAAGTTGTACTATCAGTATTGTCTTGTAAGATTATTGAACCTGCACCAACACCATCTGAAGCAAGAATAAGTCCTCTTAGTCTTGTTCTTCCAGCGAAGACAGCACCTGTACCAGAAACTCTTATTGCTTTTACATCTGATTTCATATTTTGTTTCTCCTTAAAATATTATGTGGGCCGAAGCCCACATTAATTAAGTTGTTGTAACGTCTGTACCAGTAATAACTTGTTTCCAAGTTGTTCCATCAGAAAAAGCATAAGTAGCATTTCCTGTGTAACCATTACCAACATAAACCATTAACGCTTCATTATTTACTGCGCTTAAAGTTTCACCGGATCTTGTTCCAGATGCAATAGTAAGTGTAGATGTATTTGAAACAGTCCAAGCAACAGTTCCACCTTGTTGTGTGTCATCTGTACCTGTGTGTGGGTTAACGTTTGCTCCACCAATAAACCCGTTAAGGGCTACTACTGGACCTTTAAATGTAGTGTTTGCCATGATATTCTCCTAGTTAAATTCTACATAGTCTCTAGGCCGTCGACTATACTGCGTCTATGCAGAATATTAATTTATGTATAGTGTGTAATTTATATATGAAATTATTAAAAAGTGCAAGAAATCCCTAGGAAAAAAACTACTTCTTGTAATCTTTAAGTTCTAATTAACCCGCAAAAAGATGAACTTCACCGTTTTTAAGATTACTAAGAACCTCTGCTTCTTGTTCTCTAATGATTGATCTAACTACTCGTTTGATCTCATCACCTAAAACAGACATTTCTGGTGTTATTTTTCCTCTGTTCTCAAGAAATAACTCGTTCCAATTAGATTCGAGTTTCAGTTTCTTTGCGAACAATACCATGTTGTCCTGAGCCATTTTGAACCTCCTCATAGGTTATATAAAAATCATTTCCAGTACCGTGATACTGCAGATCATTTTTTTCCCATTTTATATCAGATTTTCCTAGAAAGTCAATAATAGGTTTATTTAGCTCTTCCGTATTATTTATCTCTTTTTCACTTTCAATTTCAAAACTAGTTTGAAGATATTTTGTAAATATTTTTACAATATATTTATGTTTAGTCATTTTTTCTTTCTATATGTTAAATAAGGCGGGATTGTGTCCCGCCTTAAATAATTTAATTATTATGCTCCTGGTGAAGCAAAAATACCTCTAAAGTCAGAAACTCCAAAAGAGTATCTTTCTCTAGCTTTGTATCTTACGTTACCAGTGTCGAAGTCACCTTCCATAGCAGTCTTAATAGGTGCTCTGTTAAAGTACTTCATTCCATTTGGAACATCAGTAATGATGTAGAACGCATCTGGATCAGTTAAGAAATTGTTCACTCTGTAACCTTGAGGAACCATTCCCATAGACGCAATTGCGTTAATATCATTATCAGCAGTACCGACTCTACCTTGAGTTTTCATTAATCTCTCAGCAGTGAACTGAAGTTCAGAAGGGATAACCATTTTGATACCTCTCGCCGCGATTTTTAGACCTCTTTCGTCTGTCATCGCATTGATATCGATCAATGATTGCTCTAATGAAGTTTCGTTCAAGTCAGCAGCCGTTGCTAATGTGTTAGATACAGTTCCACTAACTGTTGGGTGACTAGTTGCAAATAATGCAGAACCGTCACCTGAAGTGAATGTACCAAAACCATTAATTAACGGGTTAACCGCTTTAACTTGTTTAGTGTTCGCCATAGATCTAGCTAACGCTTTAGTATATCTACTTCCAAGTCTGTCATATAGGTTATCTTCAACCGCTTCTTCAGTGATTGAAAACGCTAAAGCTACAGTCTCGTGAGTGTATCTAGCAGTGTATGTCTCTTGAGCATTGTCAAAAGTTACACCTGATCCCTCAGACTTAGTCTGTGCTTGAGCAAAAACCTGATAACATTACTTCTTCTTCGAACGCTCTGTCCGATGATTCAGTAGTATATATTTCAGCATGCTGATTTTCATTAACGTTTATATTCCAAGCCGAATAGTGC